GGACAGGAAGAAGCAAACTTCCGTGATCTTCTAGATCAGATGGAGGAAGACGGAGAAATTACCTCCGAGCTAACAGCTGACGGCGAGCTTTACCTGCCCGCATCCTCCGAGCCTAAGTTCATCAAGAAAGGCGCGGAGTATTTGCTACAGAACTCCCGGGGCAAGACCACTGGAAAAGCATCCGTAACAAAGGCGATCAATCCCAAGAATGCAGCCAAGCAAATACCTGCTCTTCAGGCGCTGAGCGATCGACACGACGATCCGCTGTCCTCACCTGCCGCATGGCTGAGGTTCGAAAGAGATCTTACGGGAAGTAACACTACGATCCGACCGCCTCACGGACTGATCTCTCTGTACAACGACATAGATACGTGGGTCGCTACTCATTCGCGCCTGTCTGATCAACAAGTACAGGCAGCTAGGGAGGGGCTAGAAACCGCTCGAGAGATGGGCGAGGTCTATGCCTCAGGGGAAGCAACGCCCGACATAACCGGAAAGCTCATGCTTTGGGGCATCATGTCGAGAATGCTCACCGCCTCGGCTCAAGAGGCTGGCTTTGTTGATCTGCTAACAAAAATGCCCGGGGCAAAAGATGACCCCGCAGGGGACATCATTCAGAAAACGCTTGATGGCACCATGACAGAGCAGGACGTGAAGAGCTGGGAGAAGGCAGTAAAACGCCTCATACCAGAGGGTTCGTTCGGTCGATCTGGCACAAGCAATGCTAACGATTGGGCAAAGTTTATGCTCAAGATGTCTGAGCGCACTGAAGACGGCAGAAGCAGGCTGGAGGAGCTGCACGATCTTGTAGGTAATCGATCAATCTCCACCGTAGATGTTCGTCGTCAGTTCCAGGGGATGATCAACAACCCCGGAATCGGCAACAAAGTATTCTCGTTCTTAATGTTAATGACCGGGCGTGACGACGTAGTCATCCTCGACCGGATTCAGCTCAACTCAATGTGGGATGCGGGGCGTTACGGCAAGCTTATCTACGACGACATTGCAGATGAGTTCGACAAGGGGCACGGTCTGGCTCGATACGAAGCGCTTGAGAAATCTCTCAACCAGCGCATCAAAGAGCTTTATCGGAGGCTTGGTCGAGAAGATGAAGGCTCAGTAGGCAGATACCATTGGGAGAGCTGGGTTCTGAACTCAGGTCAGGTCGTTGCACACCCAACGATGAAGGGGCTGTTAGACGACGCAAGAGGTGCAGACACACCTTATGCCGACATGGGTGCGCCTGAAGGCAAGATGAACCTGTTTAGGTACGGCGCGATCTACGCCCGAGACCCTGACGGCAACCCGTATTTCCTGTATGCTGATCAGTCAAACAAGCCGTACCGTTTCACCCCAAAAAAGTTCTCCGAATTCTTGGATCAAGTCAAACTTCGGAAGCGCAACATTATCCCGAAAGGGTTCAAGGTAAGTGAATATGACAAAGGATTCCCTTGGTACGAAGCCGATGGCGTCAACAGAGACAACCTCGATGCCCTCATCCGCGAGTACGCAGAAAGAGAAGCAGTTGAAAGCGACTATGCTGTTGAAGAAACTGATGTCCAAGACGACGCCGATGTCGGCGGACAGCCCGAGGCAGAACGCCCAAGATACATAAAGGGCAAGCGAACACCGGACAATAGTCCACCCCACGAAGTCACATTCAACCTCGATGACGAGTACCTTGTAGATAGGGACCTTTCGCAGCGCCTAAACAGGCTAATGCCAAAGAGCTTTAGCAAGGCTCTTGTCGATCGTTACGGAAGACTCAAAGAGCTCGAGGATCGTCTCGCTGCCAGTGTCGGTATGGACCGCATGCCGGCATCAGTATCTGCTTACGACGCAGAAAACCTTATGCACTCCAAGGTGCAGAATCAGATCGAAGAATTTGAGAACGACTACATCAAGCCAATAGCGGCAATGATGAAGGCGGCAGATCTCGATGGTGAACAGGTAGGTCTGTACTTGCTGGCTAAGCATGCCCCGGAACGTAACAGGGTCATTGCCGAACGCGAGCAAGCCATGAGGGCGGAGCAAATAGATCGCCTCAACAAAGCACTTGAGGACTCAATGGGCGCTCTCGATCGCCCGGTCGAATCTATCACTGAGCGACTAGACAAGCTTGAGAACGAGCCTCTCCGATTCCAAGACACCGGTTCGGGCATGACCGACTCTGAGGCAGAGTCTGTGATCGCCACGGCAAAGCTCGAAGACAAGTATGACGCGCTCGAGGAGATCTCAAGCAAGGTCTACGAGATGCTTTCTGACATGCGTCAGAACATGGTTGACAAGGGCTTGCTGGATGACGAGACAAAAGAGGACTGGCAAGACACGTATGAATTCTATGTGCCGCTGAAGGGCTTTGCCGCCCTAGAGCAAGACGGCGACATGGTTGCGGGTACTGGGGCGAAAGGCTTCAGCGTTACAGGCAAGGAGTCCTTTAAGGCGAAGGGTCGTGTAACCATGCCAGCCAATCCACTGCTAAATGCGTTTGTGGACGGCGAGACAAAAATTATTAGGGCGGAAAAAAATGTAATCGCCCAACGTCTACTGAAGATGCTCAGCAAGTTTAAGTCTGACCAGTGGAGCGTTTACCCGCCAACGCAGTACCCGTTCCAAACGCCGCCAGACGATATTAGCGTGCGGAAGAGCAAAAGCCAGATGGCTTCTGAGATGCGCCCCGATGACGACAAGGTTCACCGATACATACAGGTAAAGCGCAACGGGCAGGACCACTTCATTGAGATTCGCGATAAGGAGCTGAACAGAAACCTCCAGGCTGGCAGTGTGGGCATATTCAATTCCGAGGTTGAGTCGTTCAACCAAATCATGACCTTTATGCGGGAATTCCAGAACTTCCGTCGCGACATGATCATCAACTACAACCCAAGCTGGGGACTGGTTAACCCAATCAGAGACGTTCAAACGGGACTCGCTTTCATTCTTGCCGAGCAAGACTCTCGTGCCGGCAGGCTGAAAGACAAGGACCTGATCTGGGAGGTGGTAAAAGGATGGGGACCATCGTGGAAGGCGTTGTGGCGTGACGCTCGGGGCAATGAGCCCAAGACAGATGAAGCTAAAGAGCTGGCGCAGTTTGTTAAGGACTATAAAGACGACGGCGCTCCTACCGGCATTGCTTACAGCAAAAGCATTGATGAGCAAGCCCGCCGCATTGAGACGCTGATAAAGCGAGGAAAAATTAGAGAAGCGTTTGCTTATTTAGGCAAGGTTGTTGAGGACTTCAATCAGGTAATGGAGAACGTTACCCGGCTGTCCACTTATATTGCCGCACGAAAATCTGGGGTCGAGAGAACAACTGCTGCGACCGTGGCTAAAGACCTGACAGTTAACTTCAATCGCAAAGGGGAGCTCAGCTCCGCAACAGACACCTTCTACCTATTCTTCAACGCTGCAATACAGGGCAACGTGAATACTGCCGAGGCTGTATTGAAGTCAGGCAGGGATGGCGAGAAGCTTACCAAGGCTCGAATGGTCGCCGCGGGGCTTGTGCTTGCCGGGTTTGCAAGGACGTTGATAAACATCTGGATGTCTGGTGAGGATGAGGATGGAGAGTCTACCTACCTCGACTACAACGAGTATGCCCTAAAATCAGGAATGCTATTCCGTATCAGTGATGAGCAAGGCTTTGCCTTGCCTAAGGCGTATGGATGGGGCTTCTACGATGACGTAGGTCGTTTGGGCGCTGAGCTGGCTATGGACCTCAAAAGTCCAGATCAGGTCGGTGTGGATCTGCTGACATCTATGGATCGGCACTTTAACCCCCAGGGTATACACGCCGTCTCAGATGACCGAGATGCGTCAGAGTCAGTAATGCTGAAGCTAGGCTTCCTCGCCGGACCGGACGTTACTGACTTCGCTCTAGAGCAAGCTGCAAATATCAACTACTTCGGGGAGAACATTACGATCCCCCAGAACCCGTTCTTGGTGCAGAAGCCCAAGTCACAAAAGACCCGCAGGCGCACGTCTGATTGGATTGAGAGCACAACTAAAACCATTGCCGAGCTGAGTGGTGGTGACGACTACATCCCGGGCAGCGTTGAGGTCAACCCAGATAGAGTTCAGCACGGATTAGATTTCCTGCTCGGAGGTGTTGGTAGGTTCTTCAATGATGCAGCCGACACTGCGACCAAGTCTCTGAATGACAGACCCGGAGACCTGAAGGCTGACGACGTACCAATCATCCGCACGTTCTTCCCTAGAGTCAGTCAATACAAGGATCGAGTTACTTATTACGACTCTCGCAACGAGTGGCTCCAGTATCGAACGCAGATCAGAGACGCTGACGCAGAGGAAAGCAAGACACTTGTAGAGCGTTACGGCAGAGAGCTGTACCAGTTCGAGACCTTCCACAGTCAAGCAGAGAAGCAGCTCAGAAAACTGTCCAAGCAGAAGAAGCTACTCGAGGATAACGGTGTCATCGATCCAATGGTGCGATATGAAAAGCTGGACGAGATCACGGCTCAACAGGAGCTGATCTTCGACCGGTACAACAAGAAGTGGAACGAAGTTAAACCCTAAGGAGATAGTCATGCACGACGGTAAACCGTGTAAAGGAAAGCGCGGCAAAAAATCCATGAAAAAGGCTTTGCCCAAGCGCGGTCAACGAGCTGCGACTAACAAGCGCAAGCGAGGATAGTTCGGTGGCTAATGAGCCCACAGACAAAGCCCTGTATGCCCGGGTCAAAGCCGCAGCAAAGAAGAAGTTCAAGGTCTATCCATCAGCCTACGCCAACGCTTGGCTTGTGCGTGAATACAAGAAGCGTGGCGGTAAGTACAAGACGGTGAAGAAGCGTGGCAAAAAGTGACGGCGGTCTGACACGCTGGTTCAAAGAAGACTGGCGCGATATCAAGACGGGTAAGAAGTGTGGACGGTCAGGGAAGGACAAGAAGAAGCGTCCTTATCCTGCTTGTCGTCCCTCGAAACGTGTTTCGTCGAAGACACCAAAGACAAGTGGGGAAATGTCTTCCGCTGAAAAGGCTCGCATGAAGAAGGCGAAGACAAGCTCGAAGAAGATACCGTATTCTCATCAGAGAAAGCGAACTGCGGCGAAGCGCTAACGCAGTTAAGAAAATCCACCACGTCCGTTTTGGTGCGTTGCACCACGACGATATCGATGTCCACGAGCGACAGATCCTTACCCGACTTACGCAGCTCCTTTAAGAAGTCATGCCTGTGCTTGGACGTATCATAAAACGTCGTTACCGGCGGACATTCGTTGTGATCTACAATGCGATAGATGTTCCAAGTGGTCATGATTTACCTCCAAATAAAGCGGGTATCTCACCCCCCGCAAAGGCGGGTCGGATGGGGTGAGAACCCAAACAAGGGTTGGAGTCCATGGGGCAGAATGCAGCTATCGAGCGCATCTCATAAGTGCTTTGTAAGTTATTGATATGATGAAAAAAGACAGAAATAACAAGGGGTTCCACCTTGCCAAGGTTGAGGTCGCGAGTTCGAATCTCGTTTCCCGCTCCAATTTCTGTTTCGTCAACAGCATCAACAAGTTACGTCTGCCCCTATGGGGTCCAACCTAACTGTAAGGGACTCGGCGTGTTCAACGAACCCGGGATCCCTCGTTTTTTCAAGGTTGGAGTACCCCTTCCAACCTGTTAATTACCACTCTCTTATGCTCGGTTCCCAAGTGGGTGTACCGGGCAATCGAGTTCAGGCTACTCCAGTTGCCAAGCTCCTTGAGCTCGACGGCTTGAGTGCCGTTCTTTATGTGCAGACTGGCGAACGTGTGGCGCAGAGTGTGGAACGTTGTTCCGGCAGGTAGACCTGCATTCCGCACCGCTTTTCTCCATGTCTTATTACACACCGCTTTTACCGATAGCGGGTTACCACACTGCTGGTAAAACACGTATGCAATCTCACCTACCCGGGGGCGGTTGAACTGCAGATCCAGCTTGTCGTTGTGACGCCGCCTCAGTAAAGCTTGAAGCGTTTTGCCGATGGGAATACACAACGGTTTGTTGTTCTTCATCTCGGCTGCAGGTATGACGATCTCTTTGAAATCATCCGAAACATACCGCCACCGTAGGAGTCTGACATTGTTGTTTCGCATCCCGGTGTGGACTGCGAACTTCGCCATGTCAGCTCTCAGCGGATCTAGGTTTTGGAGTAACCGTTGTATCTGGTCGGGCTCCAAATAGTTAGTCCGCTTGTTCTCCTCGAGCAGCTTAATTTTTGGTGGGACAAACTGTAGGTCCAGCTCCTCGACACCGAAGTTAAGCATCGCTCTCAGATAGGTCAGGTAACAATTGACGGTAGCCTGTGCGAGACCGCGTTCCTCGACCAGTTCCTGCTGCATCATATAGATGTCAGCTTTCTTGACCTCGTCGATTGGTCGGTCGCCCCACCGGGCTTTCATCTCTCCGATGACCCTACGTGCGACTTCGTTTCGTTCCTTGCCTCGAGAGCTTTTGCTCTTGAGATAGACACCTGCAAGTTCATTAAACGTCCATTGCTTCATTTCATCTCTCCATGAATGTGGAGATGCGCTCGAAGCTTTGGCGATCATATGATGTTCTTTCTGCACAGTCCAACCTCTTAATCCGACTTAAAAGAGCCCCCCGAAGGGGGCAAGCACACTATGAAAGATCAGCTCGTAACGTGAGCCACCCGGAATTTAGTGAGGCGTTTTGGACACCGGTGCCTCTAGCCAGCTTTCACGGGAGCGGAATCCCTGTCCTATCTCATGGAGTGAGAATTAGTTAATCACTTCGCCCTCGGCGATTTCAGTTTCGCCATCGTCCGTGGGTAGAAGTTTTTGCAGGTCAATGTTGATAACCTCCAGCCCAATTCGAGCAAGCTCCAGGGTCGTGCCCATAACAGCCAGTGCGTTCTGACCGTTCTGTGCGCGAACCAAAAGCTCTTTGCAGGGTTGGCTTAGATCATCAACGTTGTAAGTTTGACCGTTGACTTGGATTTGTTGCTGTTCGCTCATCGCGTCTTTCTCCTAGCGTTGTCGCGTATCAATCGATAAGAGCGTGGCGCGTGAAGCGACAGCTCTGCTTGGGGTGAATGTCGATCCGTGAATGAATGCCCTCTGCCACATACCTCGCAGTACGGTTCAGCTTGGGCAATCCTGTCGCGGACACCAACCATCTCAATCGCCACTTCTGGATTAAGCTCCAGTGGATCATCGCCAACCCGGATGACGTGCTCTTCAACACCCAACTCTGATTTGACATTGATGATCCCTTCCTGACGGTCTCGATAATTTCTGACGCCGCGAATCCATATGCGGTGGTCGAAGGATGCGTTTGGATTTTTGTCATCTAACTCATAGCCTCCGTAAACCACCGTATTTACAGCTCTGGTGATTCGCAGTCCCATACATTGGTGTCCTTAAATTGCGAACGGGTCCTCTCCGAAGGGGTCGCTCGCTGGTTTTGGTGCGGTCTCGGCTGGACTTTCATTTGCTGCCGGCGGGAGCCAAAGATCAAAGCCCAACTGAGGATTTCCAGATTGGTTGATCTCTTGTGTCACCTTGATGATGAAATCCAGCTTCTCTCCGTTTGGGGTGTCGATAGCAAGGTTGCCACTCCATACGGGTATTAATTGAGCTTTGCGCTTTGGGTCAAGATCCCGGTACCACTGATGGGTCATGAGGCGATTCTCTTCTTGTTCTCGCCTGTCCTGATCCATCTTCCATGCCTTGCCCTTGAGGGGTTTGCGTTCATATGCCATTACAGCGCTCCATATTTGATGTTGATTTGACGGGTGTTATTCACCCGGCGGAATGACTCCGGTGAGCCACCCCGATCGAGGACGGCTTGATCGCCGCCTAAGTATTCGTAGGCTTTTCGGTAGTCGATAGTGGGGGTTCGGTTGATCAGCCTTACAGTGACAAACCCGTCCGTAACGGAGCAGTTGTACTGGTCAGCAATGCTCTTCTTGAGCACATCAGATTTCTTTTTGATCTCAGCGATCTCTTCAAGGTCGTCGCGATGGGTTTCCTCGAGGTCGGCTAGCCTTTGCTGCAAAGCGCTGAGCTCTTCCATTTCCTTTGTGGGCTGAACGGTAATCACCTCGTCCTGCGCCGGCTCAAGGAACTCCTGACGCAGCTCCTCGTCCTGAGCAATCGTGTGCATGTGTTCGTACCATGCCTCGTACAGGCTAATTCTTTGCACAGTTCCTGCCGCGGGCTCTGGTAACAGCTTCCCGGGGACCGGCTCATAGAGCCAGCCATCGATGCGCTGCACCCTCTCAAGCACAAACTTCGGAGGTGACACGTCGTCCTTTGCGAGGTAGCAAAAGAAGTCACACCAGCTCGCGTCTAGGCATTCCATCTGCACGTAGACCTGCCACAGGTACATCTTCTTTTTTTCATCGAAGACGCTGTAGGGTTCCTTGTTGTACTTGGGGTACGGGCACTTGATCTCAATGCAGCCGTCCAAACCGATCAGACCATCCGGGCTTGCTGCAAGAAACTGATGCTTCGGGTGAACGATCAGCCCGGTTTCAGTCACCTCGTTACCGGTGTGGTACTCGTAGTAGTCCCGGGCTATGTTCTCCATGTCGGCACCGTGTTGTACCGCGGGACTCATCACAAACTCACTGGGCTTGCCGCAAAGGTCTCTTACCTTCTTTCTCAGGTACTCCTGAGCCGTCTCGTACGGGTTGTTCCCTTCGAGCGAAGAGCACCCTGTCGCAGTGATATAGGGCTTGCGTTCCTCGAGCCATGCATTGTCTTGTGTGCTAGACATTCTTCTGCTCTCCGAAGTTGTTCGCTAGCCAGCGCTCAAATACATCTGGGAGCGGGTCTAGCTTTCTGTTGCGGCAACCTTTGGCATAAGCTTTGAAGCGCTCTCTGGCTTCTTCGGGGGTCTGAGAATCAGCGACCCCAGCCTCTTTCCAGCACTCGCTACGCTGCTGATCAGCACTTGCTTCGGCTTTTTTCGCTGGCGCTTTTCTGGCTGGTGCTTTTTTTGCTGCGGCTTGCTCCTTTGCCTCAACGACTGTTGGCAGCTTTTCCTCGGTTACGCTCTCGATAACGTCCTCATCGCCGCCCAGCCCGAGGGCAAGCATTAGCGAGTACCGCTTTGCGTAGGTGATTGCTCCTCCGTATTTGTGTTCGTCTTGCTTGCTGGCAGGTATACGGACAATGCCGGAGGTGAGCTGCCCGCCATGACCGTAGATAACAGTCTCGACTGCGGCTCCACCTTGGGCGGGATGAGATATGTGATGGAAGAAAAGACCCTCTTTGTGCATAAGGGGTCGGATGGTCTTTAAGATCTGCTCGTAGGTCGCGAACTTACCGTAACCGCCTTTCTCGTCTTTGAGGACGATGATTTCCTTTTGGTGGAACTTGACAAGAGCGTCTTGTAGACCGGCAGACAATTGTGTCTGTACCGTTTGTGGCAATTCCATGTTGACAATCCATGATTAGGTTTTCAACACAGAGAATATGGGGTGGATCCCGATCTGTCAACACTGAATACATAAATTGCAGACCGGGATGGGATTTACCTCATTAGTCTGTTTTCCTCGAGGTACTCTGCGACTTCAGGTCCCCAGTGTGTGACGGTGCATGAAGCAAGCTTTGCAACGTTGATCATCGTCCACATAATGCGACCTTTGCCGGCAGGAGCCATCTTAAGTAGATAGACCTCGGGCAGTGGCGCGTATTCTGTCAAGAAGCTAAGCACTGGCTCATTGGTTGCCTGTACAGCGATGATTGAGTCCTTGATTGCCTTGTACATTGCTGGACGCTTGAATCTAATCTGGTCTATTTGATTGTGTTCGGGGTTGTAACCCTGCTTAATCATTGTGGCAACCGTGCCCTCATCAAGAGCGACGTTCCCCATGTCAGTCGTCATGACGCCGATGTATATGCCGTCCTCTCCGCCAACAGCTGGCGTCGTATCAGAACCCGAGTAATCCCGGTTTAAATTAACGTTGAGGACGCCTCGTTGCTTTTTAAGTAGGTCTGCAGCTTTGCTTTTCCAATACGCTCGATCATTGTGTCGTTCCATTCCTGTCCTTCTCACCTCTACTTCTTATATCTGCTACTACTGCCAGTGAGTCTAGTACCGCTGCCCCCTGAATCTTGTCTTCATAAGCCTCAACCGTGATCTCCGCGAACAGTTGTGGGCTCATACTGTTTTCGTCCTCGACCTCAAGTGTCTTTACGAATGTGATGGCGTCTATCAGCTTCTTCGTGTTCAAGCTTGAAGAAGATTTACCGTACACCCATTCCATGATGTCGATTCCAAGATGGTCAGCAACCCGGCTTATCTCGCTATGCTCCCGGGGAACCGCACCTGTCAGCCAATTTGAAGCCTGACTATGTGAAACGCCCAGCTCTTCCGATAGCCGCTGAGCTCTACCCCAGTTGGGATATTCTTGCTCAGACAGTTTTTTCGCGAAGTATTCTGCGCGGTGGTGCTTTGTCCATTCCTTCATTTCTGCTCCATTTTGAGAGTGAGACCTGGAGTTTACCGATTCAACCCGGAAATTGTAGCTGTTGATTCGTACAGTATATTTCTAGACTTAACCTTGACAATTTAGTTTAGCCAGTCGTAAAGTCTGCAGTCACCACGGATTTGGGGGCTAAGACTGGATGGAAAATTCAGCAACCGATTACACGATAATCGTCAACACGGTGATTCGTGACAATCGACTAAGCGCAAGTGACTTAGGTTTGCTGATCTATCTCCTCCACCTGCCCGAGACGTGGAAGATCCAACCCATACAGTTAGCTGATCGTTTCGACTGCAACAGACAAACGATTTACAGCCAGCTCAACCGACTCAAAGAGCTCGAATATGTCGAGCATCAACAGAGCAGAAAGGGTGGATCATTCAGCGGAGCTGAGTGGAAAGTGTCTAAATCACCGTATACGAAAAAACCGGATACGGTAAATCGAACACTACTAAGTACTAATAATTTACAAAATACGAATAGTACTAAAGAGCCTTCAACGAATTGGCGCGACAAGCTGTACGACGATCGCCCTGACTGTGTCCTAGCGGAAGCTTGGAAGCGCTGGATCGATTACAAGGTCGAGCAAAACAAGAACCGCCCAATCTCACAACGCACTGTCAGCATGTCGAAGAATCGACTCATCGCTCTCGACAAGAAGGGCTTCGATACCTCCGGGGTCATCGAGGTCACCATCAACCGCAACTGGAAAGGGATCGGTGACGATAGCTACAGCGCATATGACCGCTGCAAGCGCGACCTCGCCGAGCAGCTAATAATCTAATGGATATACGAGAACTGAAAGTCGAGCTGGGCAGTCGTGCCCTGTCTCTTTGCAACACACTACTTCCCGACGGCAGAGTCGAGGGTCAAGACTGGAAGGTGGGATCAGTTACCGGGGAACCCGGTCGGTCCCTCAGCGTTCACCTCAACGGAGATAAGCAGGGTCAGTGGATTGACTTCGCTACCGGTGAAGGTGGCGACATGATCGACCTCATCATGCATGTCAGGCGCGTCGATATTAAAGACGCAATGGAATGGGGTCGTCGCGAGTGCAACATCAGAGAGAAGCACCACGCCAAAATCAAATCAGCACAACCCCGGGCGTACAACACTGCTCGATTACCTGAACCTTTCGGTGACAACGATGTATTGGAAAAGGTCATGCTCGACCGGGGCTTCCAGAACTGCTCTGCGGTTATCGAGCGTCACGGTCTGTTCAGCTACAAAACCAGTAAGGGGCTCGACGTTGTCTTCCCTTACTACAGCCCAGACGGTGCGCTTGAGTTTGTAAAGAACAAAGCACTGGATCATGACGGTCACCCCGGGATGTGTGGACAGAGCAATCTCAAGCCCATTCTTTTCGGCTGGCACACCATGCCGCCGGCGTGTCGTCAGGTCTGGATCACCGAGGGCGAGTGGGATGCCTGTGCAGCCTCGGAACTAGGATTCCCCGCCTTGAGCGTCCCGATGGGCGGCGGCAAAGGCGCGAAGCAAACCAAGTGGATTGCGAACGAATACGAAAACCTATCCCGATTCGATGAGATCGTCATCGCTACCGATATGGATGAACAGGGAGAGCTGGCGGCAAAAGAGATTGCGCAGCGGCTGGGTGACCGGTGTATCCGGGTCAAGCTCCCGGTCAAGGACATCAATGAACTGCTGCAGCTCCAGGGTGCTGAACAAGCCAAGTTTGTGCTGCAGAAATGCTATGAAGACGCCAAGTGGCAGGACCCCGAAACCCTGCGCTCAGTTGCTGAGTTTTCTGACGACATTACCGACTACTTCGAGGACAAGGACAGCCGTACCGGCGGGTTCTCGATGGGCTGGGACAAAACAGAGGAGATCGACTATCGATTCAGACCCAGCGAGCTCATTGGTTGTGTCGGCTTTTCTGGTTCAGGCAAGACGATGTTTCTGGGTCAGCTGTCGCTCAACGCAATCGCTCAGGACCAAAAGATTCTTGTCGCATCGATGGAGATGTCACCAAAGAACCTTCTGGGTCGAATGTTTCAACAGGCATGTGCCACGCCTGCCCCGACGCTCGAGTACCGCACCAAGATCATGGAGTGGATGGCTCAGAACCTTTGGCTCTACATCGACAACCTGAACCCGAAGATTAAAGACCTGCTGAAGTGCTTCGAGTACGCCTACCGTCGTTACGGTGTGAACGTGTTCATCATCGACAGCTTGACCTGTATGTGCTCACACGAGGACTACCGGAAGCAGCAGGAGATCGTTGAGCAGATAGTCCAGTTCAAGAACGCATTCAACTGCACGGTGTTCCTTGTCACCCACTCTCGCAAACAAGAGGACGAGTCCCGGGCTCCCGGTAAGTTCGATGTGAAGGGCTCGGGTGCGATCACCGATCTAGCGGACAGCTTTTTTTCAATTTGGAAGAACAAGAAGAAGACAGAGCACATGCAGATCTGCCGGCTGACCGGGGAAGAACCCAACCCGGACGTGGCAAAGCAGTGGGACGTTCAAGTCAACATTTTGAAAAACAGAAACGGACAGTACGAGGGTCGCATCGGCTTCGAGTTCCATGATGAGACCTGCCAGTACTTAGACAGCCGCGGGGCTAGACCTCGCAAGTACATCCAATGGAGTAAGGGAGCGTGATGATTGAGCAAGAACAGTTCGCACAAAACATACGGAAAGCAGGGACGGCAGTTACGGAGGCTGAAAAGAAGGCATGCGAAATGGAAGCAGAAGAGAAAAAGCAGTTCGCCCTGCTGCAAGTAGAGGCGCTGGGCGAGGGGTACAAAACCGTGGCGTCTCAAACTACCTACGCAGACAGCAGCGAGAAAATGTTCATAGCGAGGGTCAATCGCGGAGTCGCCAAGGCAGAAATCGCGGCAGCGAAAGCGAACCTTCTAGCAGCTGAGGTCGAGTTCAAGGTCTGGCAAACCCAGATGGCAACACTGAGACAGGAGAAGCGTGTGTATGGCAGCTGAACGAGTCATGCCCGACTGGATAGAGCTAGCCCGCCAGTCCATCGAGGCGCAGCAAAGCGAAAAGGTCCGCAAACAAATCGATCATTTTCAGTGGCTGATCGAACAACGAAAAGCCGAAATCAAGCGAGACATGGAAGCCATGCAGAGAGGAGCCAATGACAGAGGATGAAGTCAAGGAATCCAACCCGTGCGGAACGGGAGTGGATGGATGCCATTGTGAAGCACGGATGTGTCGTGTGTCGAAAGGAGTTTGGGATCTTCACGGAGACGGAGATTCATCATTTAGATGGCAAGACCAAACCGGGGGCGCACTTAAAGACGATCCCCCTGTGTTATCGCCATCACAGAGACGGAGAAGACTGCAGTGTTTATACCTCGAGACATCCCTTCAAAAAGAGGTTTGAAGAAAGATATGGAACAGAACAAGAGCTACTCGAATCCCTCCAGCGCAAGCTTGGATTCTGCTACACCTGAACAGTGGGACCGGGTGTCGAAACCCCGGCACTATCGCTCTCATCACGATGAGTACCCAGAGCTGGAGTGCATCGATGCCATTCAGGCGTCCATGCCCCCGGAGCAGTTCGCTGCTTACCTCAAGGGCTCAGCCATGAAGTACCTGTGGCGCTACGAAAACAAGGGCGAGCCGCTGAATGATTTAAGGAAGGCAAAGACCTTCCTCGAGTTCCTGATTGCCCATGTCAATCAACAGTAGGAACAAAGGAGCCACCTTCGAGCGCGAGGTGTGCCGTTGGATAGAGGATGAGTTCGGTGTGAAGGTTCGGAGAAATCTCGAGCAGTATCAGGTCGTCGATTTAGGCGACATCTTGCTGTCACCGTTCACCATCGAGTGCAAGCGCTACGGGTCGGGTAACTGGCACAAGCCAGATTGGTGGGAACAAGTTTGTCGCGCTGCTCGCGATGACAGTATCCCGTTACTCATCTATCGGTTCGACCGACAGCCTACGCGGTTGGTGTTCCCCTTGTACGCCTTGGGGGACTACCCAACCAATAACGATATGACCTGCACGGTCGGGCTCGAGGAAGGGGCGATGATCATTCGCGAGGTATTGAATGCGACCCGGAGACTTCAGGCACCAAGTGAGCCAGTCAGCCAAGAAGCTGTATTGGGATCAAGTACTAGCTGACATCCACGACAGGTTCGAACCACAGTTTTACAACCTAGCTGTCGAGACAGTCATCTACTACCTACCGGGGGAGATATGTGAGCTCGCCGATGCACAGGCGCGTCGAGACGTTATCGATTCCATCCCGGACGACTGCGAACCAGCACATGCAAAGCAGCTGATCATCTCAGGCACCAAGGTGCTATGGAGGAAGCGCAATGTTCGCTCATGATCTAGCCATCGGCATTGAGAGAGAGCTGAAGGTGTTGCGCGACCTGCAGCGCAAGTACCCGGACGCTCACCGCATTGAGGGAAAGCACTCAGAGTATGACATCGAGGTGCCCGGTAAATTTACTGTCGAGGTGAAGTATGACCCGGCTTCGCAACGCACCGGGAACATTGTGGTGGAGTACTACCACCGGGAGGTGTCGGGATTACACCGAAGCACGGCAGACTGGTGGGTGTTCGATACTGGAGAGAGGTGTATCTGGCTCACCAGACCTGCCGTACATGAGTGCATTTTTAACGGGTCTTTTCAGCCGGTAAAAATTCAAGGTCCGGGAGATCGGTATCCGAAGTGGGTGTTTCTTGTTCCGGTTGAGGAAGTTGTTCGGTACTCATCAGAAGGACCCTAAGCGCAAGGTCAGGCATTTTCCTGAACCCCTTGCTGAGACTGGGACGTACCCAGTTTTTGACCGTCCATGGACTCATGTCGAGGATCTCAGCGACTTGTGTGACGGTAAGTTGATACTGCTGCATGAGCTGCACCAAGGCTTGGTTGTTTGTCATCGTTGAACTCCAGGTGATTGACATACAAAAAAAGGACGACCAGTACTAGCAGATACCGGCGCTCAGACCTGCTCACTAACGATCTGCGTCAGCTCTCTGAGCAGCTCCTGTTGTCGTCGAATTCTGATTACGTCAGGCTGCACCAGAGCGGTGATAATTTGGTTTGCTTCCAGCGGGGTGAGCACCAGTGGTGCCTTGTATCCTTGAGCCGTTAACTCAAGGGACTTTCGCTGCTTCTGTTGCAGCATGTTGATGACTTGCTGTTTGTTCATTGGTAGGTCTCCAGAACATAAGTTTTAAATTGAGACAGGGCATCCCCGTCCAGTTCGATTGCTTCACCCATCCAGACCAGTCCATCCCAGTCCACATAGGTGTCGGTTACTTGATAACGAGACCCCCAGAACTCGCAGGGCTCGTGCTCCTGCCAGATCTGGAGGTTGTCGATTTCGATCTCGCTTGGATCGATTTGCACAGACGCAGTGATCATCTAGTGACGCCACTCCTTAGCCATGAACTCACCGACTGTGAGGTCGCTGGCTTCCACGTCTCGAACGAACTGCTCAGCCTCCGCCACAGTCACGAGCTCCTCGTGCCCGAAGTAGTGATCCCGGATGGCGTGAACGACCTGATAGTTTCCTCCCTCTTGCCGGAGGATGTAGCGCACCTTGCGATGGGCGTACTCGTTGATGTCGAACGGTTTAATGTGTTGACGCATCATGACTGTGCCTCCAGTAGGTTGCTGTACTCAGGCTGTTGCGTGACGTTGACCACGAGGACGATTTCCCCGGAGCTGGTCACCTTGAATGTGAGCGCGATGGTGTCCCCGATCACTGCGTTGGCTTTGATGCCCTTGATCGAGAACCGTCGGTCTCCCCGGTTGTTGGTCCGATAGAACGCGAGGGTCGTGGCAGTGCCATCGGTAAACTCAGCGTCCACCGTGACCTTCTGACCGGGGACCATGTCCACGTAGTCGATACCCAACAGTTTGGCGAAGCCGCGGATGCTGGCGTTCGCGTCGATGATGTGCTTCTCGACCATTGTGCGAGTAAGCGTCAGGGTTGCTGGAGCATGGCTCCGAAGTGCTGCGATAGTCATAGCTTTTCTCCTCGTGCGACGGTCTTGCAGACACGCTTGATGATTTCCCAGTGAGGACGGCAGTCGATTTGCGGGTCGATACCAGCCTCGAAGCTAAGGTTGTTTTTCAGCCAGAGCTGATGGACTTTTTTTCTCTCCGCTACGGTGCAGTCGCGAAGCCAGTGCTTGAACTCGTGAGACCAGAAGTAAGCAACACCCATGTAGTCGGGCGTGCCCACAAAGGACCTGTCGAGCTGTCTGATTGCATCAGTCGCGTTCCACGTTGCGGTGTCGAGATTGATTGAATAGGTGCTCATCACGAGACCTCCTTGTGCAAAAATTTTGGCGCGGGAAAAAGTTCGAGCACCCCATTTCTTGATGCTTCATGATTTTTCTTGATGGCATCACCAGTAAGGTAGGCATAACCCTTTGAGCAGCTTTCGATACACTCGAGCCACTTACCCTCGTCGTATTGAAGGTGAGCCGTAGTGAGGTGAATCCCTGCAAGTGCTCGCAGGGGATGTTTAGGTTGAGCCACGATGTCGTCGTTGAGCTCACGCATGGCGAGCTTTGCGTCGTCGTGGGGATCACGTAGCTTGATCATTAGATGTCCACTCCATAGCTAACAGTGATGTAGGCGTCCCGCACGGGCTCGCCATCCGATTCGTAGGTGCTGCCCAGCACCAGACCCAGACCGTTGCTAAACCATTGCCCTGTGCAGTCGTAGGCGCTTGTGATGTCCATCCTGAATATGTCGTCCGCAATCTCGCGGAGCTCATCCAAGTCCAGCGCTGCCGGAACAGTTGCGACGATTGCGTACCCGGCGCTAGTGGCAGTGTTTTCGATGTTAGAAAAGCACTCGACCGATACCGCCCGGGCGTCTTGCTTGAGCATTTCAAGTTCACGCTTCATGAGATGTCTCCGTGGTAGACCCAAGTGTCGGCAGCAGCCTCAGCGTCGTCGTAGTACAGGAAGCACTTGTTGCTCACGATGCGAGGGTCGTTGTCGTAGCTGGTGACCACACGCCACTGAGCAGCCCACACGTCGCCCTCAGCCATTCCGGGCAGTGGGTGACGGCGATACACCGTGGCAGTGCGAACGTCGTTAAACACGCAATCAGTGGCGCTATAGACCTGAGTCAATGGCTCACCTGATGGCGCTAGTGTGCGGTTGATAAAACTCATGTTTTCTCTCTCCATGGTTGCGGTGGAAGCCCCACCCGAAAGGACACCCGGGGGTGCCCAGACGGCTGAGTCCTCACGCAGCAGCTCGTTGGTTTATGTAATCGACAAGGGTCTCGACCTTGCAGCGAACCTCCCACCAGCCGAAGGCGTAGTGCCCCTCATCCATGAGCGGGTCCTCTGCATCGGTGAGGTGATCGGCGCAGACGTAGGCACAGAAGTCGCCATCGTCGAAGTAGTCGTCGATCTCGATTGAGATGTCGTACTGCCTTGCTAGGCG